CCGTACTTGAAGCCGAAGGAATTCTTTTTGGAGCAGTTGGCTCCTACGGAGGATTATCCAGATCATGTGAAGCTCACACCTGAGATCGAAGCGCGCGTTGAAGAGATGATTGTGAAGTATCAAAACAACTCGTGCGCTGGTCCAGTTTTCCGAGCGGCCTTCAAGAATGAACCACTTCCCATCGCTAAGGCTAAGGCCGGAAAGGTGCGGACGTTCATGATGGCCAATGTGGAGATGACAGTTGTGATGCGCATGTATTTGCTGTCTTTCGTGCGAGTAGCCCAGTCAAATCATTTCCTTTTTGAATGCGCCCCAGGGATTGAGGCGCAGTCGTGCGAATGGGACTTCCTCTACCAATACTTGACACAGTTTGGAGAGGATAGGACCATCTGGGGCGATTTCAAGGGATATGATCGATCCATGCACCCGGTCTTTGTGACTGGAGCTTTTGAAGTAATGGCAAACTTCATAGAGTTCTGCACCGGAGACAAGGCCCACGCGAATGTGGTGAGGTGCCTGGGATATGACGTGGCTTTTGCGTACGTAGATTTCTTTGGCGATTTGCTCCGCTTATTCGGAAAGAATCCGTCAGGTCAAGCCCTGACTGCGATTGTGAATGGCATTGTGAATAGCCTTTACATGCGCTACGTCCACGTCCATTGTGCGCCCACGCGAGAGTGCGTGACTTTCAAGATGAACGTTGCGTTGATCACGTATGGTGATGACAATGGGATGGGAGTGTCTCCACACGCCCCCTTCTTTACGCACACGTCTATCCGAGACATTCTTGCTGACATTGGTGTAACGTACACGATGGCGGACAAGACGTCAGACAGCGTAGCCTACGTGAACATTTCGGAGGGTTCCTTCTTGAAGCGCAAGTGGCGCCATTTTGAGGACACAAACACCATGGTAGCTCCCCTTGAACTGGAGTCGATTTCCAAGATGATGATGGTGCGTGTTCCATCTCAAGTCGTGAGTGCAGAGGTCCAGGCAGTTGATACTATTCGTAGTGCAAACTCGGAGTATTTCTGGCATGGTCGTGATGTGTTTGATGAGAAACACGCGATGTTGCTAGATCTGCTTGAATTTGCGAAGATCAAAGAGCTTATGCACCCACCTCTGGAGGATTGGAATGTCCTGCTAAAACGATACATCGATGCTAGCCGGGCTTTCCTTAAACGGACCGACATTCCTCCCTTTGTCGACACCTCTCATTACAGGTTGCTGGACATGGAGGCTGGTCGAGAATGTTCCTGTGGATCCCGATGTAACCTGGCAGATGCTGAACATGTTCGCGCTTGCCGGCATTGTGGTATGCTGAGGTTCGATGACATGGACCTTGAATGCTATCACTGTGACGAGCAAGATCAGTGTCCAGCTTGCGGATCACCTTTGGACTTGGATCGTATGTGGGAGTATTGCGGGGAGATCGTGTGTCAGCGATGCTTCGAGCAATTCAATGAAGTGCGGGTTTGTCATGTTTGCGGGCGCAGTGGG